CGCTTACTTCTACACCTACTCCGACGACGGCCAGAAGACGGCCTAGTCCCTAATACTGGTTGGCCGGGGTTGTCGTGCGGACCCTTGCCCCGGCCAACCATTCACCTTTTCAACGAGTCCGCAAACCAATAAGGAGTCCGCAAACATGGTTTATCAGGTCCCGGCGTCTCAGGCGTCCATCAAGCAGAACCGTTTCGAGTTCACCCTTCCGGGTTCGAAGAAGGTTTACAGCGTCCCGAAGCTTCAGTTCGTGAAGCCGGCCATCGCGTTGCAGTTCAGTGACCTGACTGAGGTGCAGATCGCTAACCTGCTTTTCAATGAGTACCTGCCCGAGGTTTTCCCGCAGCTTGAGGACGCGACCCAGCTTGAGGCGCTTCTGAACGCCTGGAAGGAAGAGTCGGGTATCGGCGCGGGGGAATCCGAGGCCTCGCAAGACTCCTAGGGGAGCATGGCGAGGCCGTCGAGTATGACCTTATCCGGCTGGGGCTGCGGCTCTCCTGGCTGGGTACGCGCCGCCTGACATGGCGCGACCTGTACGTGATCGTCCGCCAATCCCCGCAGGATTCCGCGTTACACCGTTCCGTTGCCGGCCCAGATCACATATGGGATTTGCAGGGGCATTTGTTGGCCGGAATCTATGACGTGTTGACGGTTGCGAACTGGCAGCGCGGCGGGGACGAGAACGCTAAGAAGCCCGAACGCCTGCCCCGCCCTGGCGTGGTTAAGCAGGTTGAGGGCGAGACGTTGGCCCGCGGTAAGGCCGTGAGTATCGAAGAAATGAACGCCCGTCTTGGGTGGTAACTAAATAAAGGAGCCCCTTGATGGCCGTTGAACTCGCAACCGCGTATATCGCGTTGGTTCCGTCCATGAAGGGTGCGTCTTCTAAGATCGCCCAGGAGTTGGGCTCTGTTGACGCTGATGGTATCGGCAGCAACATCGGCGGGCGTATGGGCGGCGGCATCACTAGCAAGCTGAAGGGCCTTGTTGGTCCTGCTATGGCGGCTATGGCTGCGGTTGGTTTTGGCGGGTTCATCAAGGATGCTGCTGCCGCGTCTGACGCTACGGACAAGTTCGTCGCAACCATGAGTTTCGCCGGGATGGATACCTCTGCCATCACGGCGGCTAAGGACGCGGCGAAGTCATACGCGGACCAGACCGTGTATGACCTGCCGACGATCCAGAACATGACCGCTCAGCTTGCGTCTAACGGTGTGAAGGATTACACCGGCCTGACTCAGGCTGCGGGTAACTTGAACGCTGTTGCTGGTGGTAACGCGGACACGTTCAAGTCAGTCGCCATGGTGATGACGCAGACGGCCGGCGCGGGCAAGCTGACGACGGAGAACTGGAACCAGATGGCCGATGCCATCCCTGGTGCTGCCGGCCCTCTGATGAAGGCCATGCAGGATGCTGGCGCTTATACGGGTAACTTCCGTGACGCGATGGCTGCCGGTCAGATCACGTCTGACGAGTTCAACGCGGCCTTGCAAAAGCTGGGTACTGACCCGGTGGCGGTTGAGGCTGCACGGTCTACCAAGACGTTTGAGGGCGCGATTGGTGGTCTTCAGGCCACGATCAACTCTGGCCTGATGTCTGCCCTGAACGCTATGAAGCCTGCCATTACGGGTGCTATCAACATGCTTTCTGGTGGTTTGGGTAAGGCGTTTGAGTGGACCGGTAACGCCGCGAAGGGCCTCCATGACCTGTTTGTGAAGGGCGACTTCAGCAGCGCATTCAAGAAGGCCTTCCATGTTGAGGAAGACTCCGGGCTTGTTGGAGTGCTGTTCACTATCCGTTCTTACATCACGGACCTGGTTGGTGGCTTCCGTGCAATGTTCGCGGCTTACAAGGCTGGGGACGGCGATGTAACGTCTAGTGGTTTCGCTGGGGTTATGGAGCGTATCGGGAACGCGGCCCGCGAAGTGACGGGCGGGATCCGCGCTTTCTTTGCCGCTTTCAAAGCCGGGGATGGTGATGTAACTTCCTCTGGTTTCGCGGGTTTCATGGAGCGCCTTGGTAATGGGGCGCGACAGTTGACGAGGGATGTTGGCGCGATGTTCGCCGCATACAAGGCCGGGGATGGCGATGTTACCTCATCCGGGTTTGCGGGGTTCATGGAGCGGGTTGGTAACACCGCCCGTGAGGTTACCGGGGGTATTCGGGCGTTCTTCGCTGCATTCAAGGCTGGCGGGGATGATGTAACGTCATCGGGTTTCGCTGGATTCCTTGAGGGGCTGGGCCTGAAAGCGCGGGCGCTTGCGGACCAGATCGGCCCGGTTATCGGCTCGATATTCTCGCAACTTGGCCCGATGATTATGCCGCTGATCCCGCAATTCCTTCAGTTGCTTTCGTCCATTTCCCCTATCCAGACGATCTTCCAGGCGCTCGCCCCATTCATCCCGCAACTGCTTGATGTGTTCGTGCAGCTCGCAGTTGTTGTGGGTCAGTCGCTCGGTACGGCGCTAACGACAATCGTGCCGCTGTTCATGCAGATGCAGGCCGTTTTCATATCGGTATTCCAGCAGGTACTAGCCGTTGCGCTCCCGGTCATTGTGCAACTGGTGACCATGCTGGGGCAGACGTTCGCGCAACTCCTGCCAATCCTCATGCCGATTGTCACGACCATCATGGAATTGGCTATGACGCTTATTAGCCAGCTCATGCCGATCTTCATGCAACTTGTTTCCACTGTCCTGCCGATGGTGGTAACGATCTTCGGCGCGGTACTCGGTGCTATCGGCCCGCTGATTTCCATGCTGGCCGGAATGCTGATCCCGATAATTCAGATGCTCATGCCTGTTGTGGTTACGGTGTTCGGCGTTATCGCGGAGGTCATCGGGACCGTGATGCAAATTGTTATGGGCATCATTCAGGTTGTCATGGGCATCATCTCGGGCAACTGGGGAATGGTCTGGGAAGGGATCCTGAATATCTTCTCAGGAATCTGGAACACGATTGTTGCCGTAGTTGGTGGCGTGCTCGGGATTATCGGCTCCATTGTACTCAGTGCATTAACAGGCGTCTCAAGCACCGTCAGCTCAATCCTTGATGGTATAGGCGGGTTCTTCTCCAGCACATGGAGCAACGTCAATACCGGTATCTCAAACTTTGTTGGCGGGATTGGCAATGCCTTTTCCGGAGTATCCGCTGCCGTGCAAGGCGCTTTCTCAAGTGCTGGTACGTGGCTATTGCAGGCGGGCAAGGACATTGTCCAGGGCGTCATTGATGGCGTCGGGTCGATGGTTGGCGCCATCGGTAACGCGATCCTCAATCTCGTTCCCGGCCCGATTGTTGGTGTGTTCAAGACAGCGCTTGGGATCCAGTCGCCGTCAAGGGTGTTCCGTGCACTCGGCAAGCATATCCCCGAGGGTCTGAACCTGGGCATCGGGGATGGTGCAGATGATGTGGCATCCACAATGCGGAACCTCGTTACCGTCCCAGACCTGCCCTCTTCTTCTGCGTCCATGCCGGGCTCGTCGTCTTATGGTGCGGGCCGGAACCTGACGATCAACAACACGATCAACCAGGTTGATGACCCAATCGGGACTGCTCACGCTATTGCACGGCGCCAAGTCGCGCTGGCCGTCTAGGAGGATTCATGCCTTATCCGAGTCCGACTACTTACCCATCCGGGCTGACCTTCCCGGCGGGCATGGTGGACGCTTCGGCGCCGCTTGTGGCCGTGGGTGACCTGGTGATGAACACTACTGACTCTTATGGGGTTCAGTGGGTGCTGTCCAACCTTGAGGGTTGGGGCTCGCCAGGTTCCACGGCGCAGGCGACACAGCGGGCGGCGGGTAACGGTGCAACAATGTCGGCCGCGTATTTGAAGCCTCGCGTGCTGGTTGGCAGCGGCTCGATCCTCACCGAGGATCCGTCGCTGCTGACCGGCGCGATTGACCGGCTGATTGATGCGGTTGATTTGTCGCCGTTCCAGTTGACTGTTGCCGAGCCGGGCCTAACCCGGTCGCTGATGGTGCAGCGGCAGGATGATGTGCTGCCGAAGAAGCTGAACGCTTACGAGGCTGAGTTTAGTTTCCAGGTGATCGCGAAAGATCCCCGTAAGTTCGGTGACCTGGTATCGGCTACGACGCGGCTGCCGTTTAGTAGTGGCGGTCTTGTGCGGCCTTCTACATGGCCGCGGACGTGGACGGGTATCTCTGGTACCGGTCAGGTGACGATCAATAACCCCGGCAACACGCAAGCCCCGTGCTGGTTACGGATTGATGGGCCGTTGCCGGCTGGTGGGTGGACCATCACGCATCAGGGGAAGAAGTCTTCTTTGACGTTCTCGACTGCACTGGCACTTGGGTCTGGCGAGTTTGTGACGGTGGACATGGACCGGCGTGAAGTGTTGGCGCAGGGTCAGGCTCCCCGGTCAGGCTATGTCACGTCCCGCGGCTGGTTCTCCCTGGATCCCGGCGACAACGTGATCGCGTTCTCTGCTCAGAACTATTCCTCAACTGCCGCACTGACAGTAACCACTAAGCCTTCCTGGGCGTAGGAGACGAAATGACGATTACACTTTTGGCCCCTGACGGGGTGGCGGTAACGGCGCAGCAGGAGCGGCAGGCGCGTGCCGCACAGCATGGCGGCGGTTCCGGCAGGCAGTTGGGTGCGCGGTCAGGGTTCAGGGCTGGCACGCCTTCCACTATTCTGTCCGCAACTTCAACGACTTGGACGCTTGGGCCGTGCGCCTTGATGATCGACCCCGGCGCGGCGCTCTACCAGGGCGCTTATGGTTGGGCGTCTGACGCGAATATCACCGGCACGGTGACGGCCGCAGACGCAACCTACGCCCGCAAGGATATCGTCTACATCCTCGTGAACGACTCCACCTCTGGGGACGGCTCCGGGGCGGTAAACGCTAACCCGGTCTACCTTGCCGGCACTCCTTCCGCTTCGCCCGCCGCCCCGCCTGTACCGCCTCGCGGCTTCCTTCTTGGCACGATCACGGTCCCGGCGTCGGGTGGTGGTTCACCGTCCGTGGTTCGCAACCCTGCCGTGTATGTTGCGGCGGGCGGTATCCTGCCTATCTTTTCGCAGGCGGAGCAGGACGCGCTGACGCAGTTTGATGGGCTGACGATCCGGCGCGTCGATCTTGAAGGAGCGCCCCTCGCGGTTTCCATCGGCGGCGCGTGGAACACGGACACCAGGGCACGCGGCTTTGTTGGCTCTACGAGTGACGCGACGACCTCGACGGGCTTGTCTGGGACCGGCGTCACGGCGAACCTTGTTGCGGTTACCCTCACGGCGGGGCGCAGGTATAAGGCGACTTATACGTCATCGATCCGTTCAACTGAGGCGAACCTTGGGGTGGTTGGATCGTTCCGCAAGTCGGTCACGTCAGACACGTCATCGGCTGGGACGGTGTTCGATTTTGACCAGATCATTTTCACTTCGCCGCGCACGTCAACGTGGGGATCTTACCGGTTCTCCGTCGACTGGTCCCAGTCTGTTACCGAGACGGTAAACATCAAGCTCATCATGGCAAGGGTCGCCGGGACTGACGCTTTCGACATCTCATCCCGGAAGCTGCTCATTGAAGACATCGGGGCCGCGTAGTGTACCGGGCGCCCAAATGGGTTTGCCGTACCCGAGCGCAACTAACGGATGCACTCCCGAGGGTGTACGGGCCACGTGGAATGATCATGCTCGGCAAGGGCTTCATCTGCCTGTGCTTCGGGTACGCCTACATCGGTGTCCTGCAAGTCGCACCGTCCCCCGGCCTTGATCTGGTCACCCGCATCATGCCGCTGCCGCTCTGGGCTGTGGCATGGTTCATTACCGGCTTCATGCTTATAGCGGCTGCGTTCAAGGTGGATCACTCCAAGGCTCTCGGGGCTCTGACGGCGATGCTCTCGCTCTGGTCACTTACCTATGTGGATTACTTCTTCCGCGTCCCGGTACTTCCAGACGGCCACGACAACACTTCATACCTGTTCGCGGCCATCATGGCGGGGATGGCTGTGAGCGCGGCGGGTGTTGCCCGGATGCTCAACCATGGCAAATCGCATGCGGAGATCATCGAAAAACCGGGAGACGCCGCATGAGTGATTTCCTCCGCGACTGGGCACCGCTGCTTTCCCTTATTGCCGGTTCCTCGGCTGGCGTTATCGCTGCGATGTGGAACCGCAAGTCTCAGGCGGAGGCAAATACGCTCTCAGGCACTGGGCAGGTCTTCAAGCATCAGAACACGCTGCTTCAAGATGTGCAGGAAGAACGCAACCAGGCCAAGGCGGACATCGACAAGTTGCGTGCAGACTTCGAGGCATTCAAGAAGGCCGTGCAATCCCAGTTCAGCGGGTACCGGGCCTACATCCACAGCCTGCGCGGGCAAGTCCACGACCTCGGCGGTATGCCCCTCGAGTGGCCTAAAGACCTAGACCAGTAAGGAACATCATGAGCGACTTTTGCCCCGGCGCTGAACGGCGCCCACAACCTGGAGGCGTGACCCTCGATAGGTCTTTGCCGCCGCGGTTTATCTGGCATATCACTTGGGATCAGTTGCGTGCTGATGGTTCGCAGCCGGACTTCTCCGCCGTGGCCGGCTACCTGATCGGCAAGCAGTACTGCCCGCATATCATGTGGAACCCGTTTACCGGGTACATGGAGCAGTATTATCCCGCCTCGGTTGGTGGCCGTGCTTTGGCGTACAACAACCAGGATGGATCCGCGGCGGTGCAGGTGGAGGTGTTCTTCACCCCCGGCTGCGTTGTTGATGGCGTCCGTTACGCCACCGTCGCGGACACCCCGCTAAAGGGCCTGGACACGCTGCTGGAGTGGGCGGATTCCCTCGGTGTGCCCCGCACATGGCCGATGGGCGCCCCTCAATGGCAGAACAACAAACGCGACGAAGGTATCTGGAACAGCCAGGCCGGGCATTACGGTCACTGCCACTCCCCCGGCGACACCCACACCGACCCCGGCCCCATGCCCGACATCACCGGCATCACCATACAAACGCAATCAACCACGACCACGGAGGACGACATCATGGCCGCACTGAATGACGATGAGCAGCGCGAACTGCTCGGCAACACCCGCACGCTTCTGGCAATGCTGAACAACGTTGCCAGTGGAGTGAACGATGTCCCAGCAAAGGTCCTGGACGAGCCGATCGAGATTCCCGGCGGCGGCCAGACCAGCCTCCGGAAGGAAACCGCGTGGAACCCGGCCAACGCGGCCGCCGCGAACGATGATAAGGCGAAGTGATGTTGACGGCGATCTTACGGACTGTTGTCCCTGCCCTGTGGGGTTCGGTGATTGCGTGGCTGATTGGTGTGCTGCCGATCCTTGCCCCGTTCAGTGACGATCTGCGGGGCTTGGCTGATGTTGCGCTCCCGGTCATCACTGCGGTGATTATCGGCGGCTGGTACGCGTTCTGGCGGTGGCTGGAGCCGAAGCTGCCGGACTGGCTGACCCGCGCCGTACTCGGATCCGCACACACGCCCGTATACCCGGCGGACGCAGCCAAGCATGTAGCAAGCAACTAGGTTAGGTGGCTTTGATGGCGCTGAGTTGGATTTCCGTAGATGCCAATACCGGCGCCATTATTGCCGACCTCCCAACGGTGCGGGCAGACGGCAGCTTGAAGCGCACCATCGGGAGGCATGAGACGCAAACCGTTTCATTGCCTCTTGATGGTGCGCCCCTGAACTGGCAGACAGCGACACGCAAAAAGTCAGTGTTCATCGTGGCCCTGTCTGAGCCGTTGGATAACGAGCCCCGCGGCCTGCCCGTGTGGGGTGGCATGGTCATCGACAAGACCACCAGCCACGGGCCGGACGTAAAACTGTCCCTGGTCACGGCTGAGGATTGCCTGAACGATCACTACGTGGGCGACGAAACTCTCACCGCGACACCCCAGAACACCATCGCCAGTTACCTTGTCGGCAAATATGTGACCGGGATACCGCTGCGTGTGGTCTCACTGGACGGCGCCAACCCTGCCCGCGACCGGACCTACCTCGACAAAGACGATAAGACGGTCTTTGCAATCCTTGACGAACTGTCCGGGGTGAGTGGCGGGCCTGAGTGGACTATCGGCTGGGAATGGGTGGACGAGCAGAAGCTAGGCATGGTTCTCTACGTTGGTGCGCGCATCGGCATGGCTGCACCGGCTGGGCTTGGTCCCGCATCATGGTTCGAGCTTCCAGGCAACGTGACCAGCGCGGAACTGGTTGAGAGTTACCGCCGCGGTGAAGGCGCTAATGATGTGATGGCTACGTCTTCGGGCTCCGGGGATGCACGCCCGCAGTCCTCGCACCATGTAGCGACAGGTGACGGCAGGCCAAAGGTGGAGTTCCGCTGGTCCCCGTCAACGTCCATCACTGATATTGGCACGCTTGAAGATCACGCTGCACGGGCACTGGCATCCATGCAGAACGGTGCGGTGGCGCTCAGCATCACGGCGAACCGTGACGAGGTTACACCCTTCAGCCTCGGGGATGATGTCGGGTTCAGCCTGTTCTCCCCCGCATGGCCGGACGGGATCAGCGGATCCGCAAGGGCCATCGGTATTGAGTGGACCGACACGACGATTACGCCCGTCCTCAACGTGAACGGCATTGAAGGGATCGACTGATGCAGCCTGGACAATTCCAACCACGCGGCGAGGATGCTCTTATCCGACGCTTGCAGGATCTTGAGCGGCGGGTAGCTCAGAACGAGGCCGCAAACCCGTTCTCTGCAATGGGCATCCGGCCGGTCGCTGGCGGGTTCGACGTAACCGGCACGCTGGGACTGCCGAGCGGCATTATCCCCACGGACGCGCTTAGTGATCCGCTGGTGATTAGTACCGCGGGCGTGAGTCAGAACAACTTCGCGGTTTCAACGGCCGGGGATGTGTTCGCAACCGCTACCGTGACGATCCCTGCCGGGTATTCACGCGCCGACATTCAATGCAGCGTGGTTGCCGGTGCGATCAACGACACGGCTAACCCTGACTATCTTTACGTGGCGTCGAGCATCAACGCTGTTGGCGGTACGGAGACACCCCAGGCAGCGGCGGCTACTGGCGGTTATTGCGCGGCCCCTGCTAACGGCATCCGAAGCCTTACCGGGTTGAGCGGCGGAACGATCACGGTCGGTTGCAGCATCCGGGCAGGGTCTGCTGGCTGGTCAGCGAACGCCAGCAACTTCGCCAACATGACCGCCGTTGTGTTCTTCCGCCGCTAGGGCTTACTTGAGGTAGCCGTCACCTGCGAGGCGCGGCGTGGGCGGTGCGAGCTTGCCCGGTGCGGGTGCAACAGGCGCCGTGGTGGGGGTTGTCCAGTTCGGGGCCGGTGCAGGCGCGGGTGCTGGCGCAACGTAGACGGGCGCAGGGGCGACGTAAACGGGCTGCGGTGCCACATATACCGGGGCGGGCTCAGGGGCGGCCATGGTTGGCGCGGGCGGCTCGGCAACGACAACATCAGCAGGCGCAACCACTGGCGCGGGCTCGGTGGTCGCGGTCGGTTCTGGTGCTGCTGTGGTCACGACTGGCTCCGGTGTTGGTGCGGGCGCTGCGGTGGTGGCCGGCGCGGTAACGGTGGTGGACGGTGCGGGCTGCGTGTCTGCGTTGGCGACAGCGAAACCTCCGAAAGCAATTGCTCCGACGATGAGTGTCGAGAGCCCCCCAAGAACTGCTGATTTTGTTTCCATGCACTGAGTGTAGCCATTTGGGCAACCAATTAATAGTCAGGAGTGACGCGAGTGGCAAAACGTAACTGGGCGGACGGGGTGTTGGGTAACACGCCGTTGTCCGCTGCCCGTCTGAACGATCTTGAAACGGATGTGGACGCGGCTCTTGTGGCTCTTGCGCGGGATCCTGACAAGTTGTTCGCGGGCTCGATCACCTACGACACCAACGGTGCACCGACTTCTGCGGTGGTGAAGTGGCCGGACGGTAAGGACGGCACCTATGCGGGCACAGCCTCAGTCTCATCCCCCGGCGCAATATCGGCGTACACGATCACGCGCATAGTCAACGGCACCACGATCACCTACACGCAGCCGGCGATCACCCGCGACAGCACGACCGGGAACGTCACCAACCGTCCACCCATCACCATTAGCTAAGGATTCCTCATGGTTTTACCTGCTGGCGTGACGACATGCCTTGTGTTCAAGAAAGCGCCCGTCAGCTTTGGGGGTGGGCAGGCTGCGGTGTATTTGGAGATAACCCCGTCCGTGCGGCTGGTCCATACCGCGACGGGCACACCGTTGGCTGACTTCCTGGAGTCAGTGCAACCTGCCGAGGGTGGGGTGGCGCAGGTTCAACTGCCGCACACGGACCAGCCCGGCTTTCAAGATGAGGCCGGGAACGCATTCACCGACTGGCACTACACGGCTCGGGTCCGGTACGAAAAGGGCGGCGACAAGAAGCACCTGCCGCTGACCACGTTTCAGATCCCGGCCGGGCAGACAAGTGTTGACCTGTCGCTGATCCCTACCGGTGCACCCGCTGTGCCCACGTCCACGCCTGCGGCGACGGTGACGAGCATCAACGGGCAGACCGGTGCCATAACAACTTTGGCTGCTGAGGCTAGGCATCCTGAGGACCTGTGGACCGGAACGCTCACCTACACGAACGGCGCCGTCACATCCGCCGCTGTCCTCTGGAGTGACGGCGTGACCGGCACCTACACCGGCACCCCATCAACAGCGTTCCCCGGATCCGTAGACGCCTACACCATCACCCACGGGACCACCACGTACACGCAGCCCGCCGTCGCCCGCGACACGGCGGGCAACATCACCAACCAGCCCGCCATTACCGTCAGCTAGGAGCAACCATGGGAATCCTCGACCCAAAACCACTAACAGTTGCGGCAGGAAATGCCACTTATGTCCCTGCGTTGGCGGCAACGTCTGGCATCGTGTACGACGCCTCAACAGGCAACGTCACGAGTATCACTGAGGGCGGGATCACTACCACCTTCACCTATAACGCCGATGGCACCGTGAATACGGAGTCGCGCCTCGGGAAGGTCCGCACCTGGGCCTACGACGCAAGCGGAAACCCTACTAGCTCAACGGTGGCCTGAACATGGACGTAGTAACCCTAGGCGCGGCAAAGGCTGACGCAAAAAAGAACTACCCAAAGAACATCAACGACGGCAAGAAGCGCCTGCGCTTCCGGCCAGTGTCAAACTCTCCCGTTCTCCTGGCTTCGCAGTTCGGTCTGTCGAAGATCGACTCCCCGAACCTGATCTATGTCCGCGATATGCTGCCAAGCGCCCCGGCAGACTACGCAATGATCGTGTCCACCAACCACGCGCTGGACACTTCAGACGGCACCTACCTTGCATGGGTGACGAACCCGCTCGACCCGTCCACGTACACGATCTACGGACGCATCTACCAGGACCGGGTTGTGGGAATTTCAACGGAAACGGCCCGCATCATCAAGGTCCCGGAACTTGGCCTGTTCTACCTGTACTACCAGCAGTCCGGTGCCGGAAACAACCAGTCCACGCTCCTTGCCGTGAGCAAGGACCTGATGACGTGGGAGCGTATCGGAGTCGTTATCGACTACGCGGAAGGCACCATGCCTGGCGATGGGCACACCGGCAACTACGGGCCCATCCAGCGCCACTCAGCGAACCGCTGGACGGCCCTAACCCTTATGGGCGGCACTAACTATGGGCGTATGGCTATCAGCCACTCAGCAGACGGCGTGCGCTGGCACATGGACCCGCACCCTATCTCGCCGTCTATCGAGATTGTTCGGGACGGTTCACTGGTTGATTCCCCGCAGGGTGGATTCTTCTACTTCAACGGCGAACTGTGGGGCCTCGGTTTCATTGGTATCAACAGCTCCGGGCTGACGGTTACAACACGTGAAATCGTCGCCGGGCCAGTGTCGAGGGACTACCGGAACTGGGTGGGAAGGCCAAGCCAAGTATGGTTCCCCACGGCCTCAACACAATCCCACGACATCCAATCAGCCCAGCTCGACGTAATCGGAGACACCCTGTATCTCCTGCTGACCGTTGGCAGCGACGTCCACATGGCAGTAGGTGAGGTTTACTAATGGCACGCACAACCATGTCGAAGTTCGACACCGTATCCAGCGTCTGGCCTATCAGCGAATGGATCGTTAACCGGGTCAACACTGGCAGCAATGCTAGCGTCACGTCAGAGGGTGGCCTTGCGGCAAGCTACTCTGCCAACCCGATGCACATGTACCGGCGTCACGCGCCCAACGCATCCCAGGTCGGCGTGCTTGCCAAGATGCGCCGCACAAATATTACAGCTACCCGGCGTGACTGGATTGTGGTCCGATCCTCCGGCGTTATCGACCCAAACGCAGCCGAACGCCCAACCTCTGGTATCGGCGTGAACATCAACAATGACGGACGCTTGGAACTGTTCAAGATCGTCAACGGCGTCTTCACATCCATCACAACGCTGACCAAGGCGACGGGGACCGGCTTCTGGTGGTACCGGTTCGAGGCCATCGGCGGACTCAGGGTCAAGGCATGGGCAGATGGCACCAGCGAGCCGGGGACCTGGGATATAACGCAGAGCGACGACGGTACCGTGCCAGCAGGCGGTTTTGAACTGATTTCCTACAAGAACACCACGAGTGCCGGCGATGCCATCTGGTCATACGTGGAAACCTACGCCCCGGCTGGTACGGCGGCGGTAGAGCCCGCCCCGATGATCTTCCGCACGCTCGACGGGGCGACGGTTCGGCATGGACGGTCCCTGCGTAAGCGTGCCGATGAGTGCTTTGATACCACCCAGCCCACATGGCTAACGGGTACCACGGCGTTCGACTCAGCGACGCTGCGTCGGTCCATAACGGCGGCGGCTGCTGGTTCGGCAACGCTGACCGCGCCGTCATTGACGGTGGACGCGCACTCCCGCGTCGATTTCGGCCTGGAGCAGGCCCGGCTGAGCGCCGAAACGCTGACGACAGTGGCAATCCAACTCGTGGGCACCAGCACTTACGCGCTAACCTCCACCCCTGCCGGTGGGCTGGTTCTGTCAGGGCCCGGAAGGTCATCGACGTTGCTCACGGACTGGATCGGCGCCTCGGCCCGGAATACCGCCGGCGAAGGTATGCGCCCGCATAACTACTCGATAACCCTCTTGCCCAAGTACGGGCAGCTCATCGCATTCCAGGGTGAGAAGGTGATTGGGTGGCTGGACTTCGGAGCGCCGATTACCGGCAGCTTCACGCCAACCATCTCGCTGTCCACCACGGACACGGCGGCAAAGACGCTCAGCTACGGGCGGCTATTCCAGAACGTCGATTCCCTCTAGAGGGAATCGGGAGGTTGGCGAACGCGCCCCAAGTAAGAATGGCGAGAGCGACCAGCACTCTAGTGTCAGCGGTTATCCCCGGCAGCCACGCACTACTGCCGGGGATAACCGCAAGCAGCGGCGCGTAGAAGAACAGGGCGGTGACTCCTGCCAGGGCAAGAGGCCATTCGGGATGGCGAGTCCTTGTGGCACTCACAGCAAGTGCCGCCACAACTAAGGCAACCCAGACCCAGTGATGGGTCCACGAGATTGGCGATACCAGCAGCATTGCGAGGGCCGCGAACGACAGGCTGAGCGCTACTTCACCGCTTGCCCGGCGCCGCTGGATCGCCAACAGAGCCATGAAGCCTACCGCGGCCGACGCGGCGAGCCATGCAACCGTCGCCGTTGAGCCTTCCACGCCAAGCCTTGCTATTAGGCCATTGACGGATGCGTTGCTCACGTTGGCCACATCGCCTACGCGGCTGGTGTCCGAAAGAGCGCCACCCCAGTAAGTCAGTGCATCGGCCGGGGAAAGCAAGAACATGATCCCGACCGTGGCGGCGAACGACGCAATGGCGGTGGCGGCGCCCTTCCAGTCCCTCCGGGCTACGAAGAAGACGAGGAGCACAATCGGCGTCAGCTTGATGCCGGCCGCTATCCCCACAAACATGCCCCGGCCCCGGTGCAGAAGATAGACGTCCCCGATGATCATGATCATCAAGACGTGGTTGATCTGCCCGAATTTCAGCGTCTCCATCCACGGGACTGTAAGCAGCATGGCCGCGGCCCCTGCGGCTGTCAGCGCAGTCTGCTCCAAACGCGGCAGCTTCGGTCCAAAGCGGCGGACAAACCAGAACGCGAGCACTGCGGCTCCGGCGAAGATGCTGGCAGTGTGGAGCGCCAGTGCGATCTTAAACGGGAGGAAAGCCATTGGCGCGAACAGGGCCGCGGCGAACGGCGGGTAGGTGAACGCCAGCCCATCCGGGTGGGCCTCACTGACGGTGCCCGGCATCCCGCCAGGGTAAAGATCGCCCGGCTCCATCCCCAGGAAGACCCTGGCCGCCGACCAGTAGACGTTGAAATCCGCTCCAATGCCACGCTCGGCGCGAAGTCTCAGGAAGATAACCCCAACAGCCAAGATAGAAACTGCTGCAAGAGCAACCGCAGCCACAGTCCGATACTTGGTTACGAGCTGCACGGCGCGGCCCAGCACGGCCTTATCCCCCAAAGTCATGAGCCCAATTCTAAGGCTACGAAAGACCGGAAGTGCCCGTTAAGTGGCGGGCACTTCCGACTGCGGAAATAATGCCGCCTGATGGGACAATTGAAGAGTAAGAAACCCCGCGATAGTTGGAGCTATCCGGGGCCGTGACCAACGCTTTAGGGAGCGCTGATATGTCTATTGTCACCCGCGTATGCCACCGCTGCAAAGTAGAGCAGCCCATCGACCAGTTTTACGTCGAATCCGAAGCTCGGGCCAGCGCCAGACGTGGCAAGAAAACCAAGCAGCCATGCCGCACCTGCAACCAGCGATACCAGGCAGAACGCCGCGCACCACGGCAGGCCATCGTGGACAAGCTCAAAGCCGAATCAGGCTGCATGGACTGCGGCTTGCATCCGAAGTACCCGCAAGTCTTGGAGTTCGATCACCGACCGGATGAGAAGAAGCTGTTCCACATCTCCGACCGCATGACCAACGGCACCATAGAAGACCTCCTAACCGAGATCGCTAAGTGCGACATCGTATGCGCCAACTGCCACCGCGTCCGCACTGTGGAGAAGAACCAGTTCGGACAGGATCGCGGAACTACCCGCACCCGCATGAAGCAGGTCTACAAGGATAGGCTCGCCGGCCTCGGTCATATCTGGGAAGACTCGGAAGTGGCTGCGGCTACCCGCTCGGAACTTGCCAACCAGCTAGAGCTAGACCTATTCGCAGCCTGAACCACAGCGCCCCGTCATCTTCGGATGGCGGGGCCTTTTTGCGTCCCTGAATGTCCCTGAAAGTCTGGGAGCGTTTGAGGGTGGATGGCTAAACGGATGGCTACAGTAGCCGTAGTTGTGAGGCTGTGATCGACTGGCCCGAGGCATAGAAAAACCCCTAGATCTCGCGGATCTAGGGGCCTTCTGTTCTGTAGCGGTGGGGAGGCTCGATCTCCCGACCTCACGATTATGAGTCGTGCGCTCGGTATTTAATCCATTCGATTTACAAGCCTAGAACCCGCCGAAAACCCCTAGAATACGCGGAACTTACGGGTATCGCTGGAGTAGCCTGAACACCCCTGAAACTCCTAGGAACGTTTTACTATGGCTAAAGTGCAGGCTATAGAAGAAATCATTTTGCTCAAACCGCCCGAAAACGTGCGACAATGAAGGCACAAGAAAGCCCCGCGATGCTGTGAACATCCGGGGCGATGACCGACTAACAAGGAGTCGATGCATCAATGGTAACCCCTTACTACCAAGACGACCACGTCACCCTCTACCACGGCGACTGCCTCACTGAGCATCGCGAATGGTTGAATGCGGACGTGCTAGTCACCGACCCGCCATACGGTCGCTCATGGAGGCAGGGCGACACCGCCGTAGCCCGAGGATGGGAAGCTAACGAGCGAAACGGAATCGCGGGTGACGATTCCAGCCGGACCCGCGATGATGCTCTGATCCTATGGGGCACGAAGCCTGGAATCGTCTTTGGCGATTTGCTCATCCCCGCACCGAGTAATACCAAACAAGTCCTTGTCTGGGCCAAGGGTCCAAACGCTGGCTACATGGGCACCTTCGCTGGATTCAGGCGCGACTTGGAAGGCGTGTATATCGTCGGAAGCTGGCGCGGCGGGGTCGATGGCGAAACATCGGTGCTGGCATCTCGCGGCGTTTCTGGCGGCAACCTTGCGCGCACCACCGGGCACCCGCACACAAAACCCGCGGACGTAATGGAGCGCCTCATAGGTAAGTGCCCTCCCGGTATTGTTGCGGACCCGTTTGCCGGCAGCGGATCAACGCTCGTGGCAGCGAAGGCGCTAGGACGCAGGGCCATCGGAGTTGAATTGGAAGAACGCTACTGCGAGATGGCGGCCAAGCGACTCGCACAAGACCTGCTGGAACTGGAATGGACAGCATGAAGGGAGCGAGCATGAACATCAGTGACGAGGCCGTCGAAGCGGCGTGGTGGGCCATGCCGAAAGAATCGTATGTGGACTCGCGGGAACACGTAAGGGTGATGCTGGAGGCCGCGGCACCTCACATGGGCAAAGTATCGGAAAATAACAAGGGGCCGGAATGACACTGAAATGCGCGTACTGCTTCTACAGCGTGGACCACAAACCTATAGCCCGGCCTGCCGAATTTGTCATCAACGGTCAGTCGGTATGCGAAGACCATGTAGATACTGCCGCTCCAGATTTCCACCTGCCAGAGAACGAGAACATTAAGTGACCACGGCACTCACACTCGCCCGGTCCCGTAACGAAAACCTGTCCGACATCATCCGGGCCGCACTAAACCAATACATCAAACAATGGGGGACGAAATGAACGACTGCACCACCGGAACAACTGAGCAACCATGCCGGGGCTGCCCAGACTGTCAGGGGATTCCGGGGCCGCAGCCATGCCCCGGAATGTCATGTACTACTCTCGGCCCCTGCAAGCTTGACCGGGGGCATGGGGGGCTGTGCAAGTGACCGAGCGTGGCCCGCAGTTTGACGCGGCGGTGACGTTGTACGAGGCGGCACAGGCACGCCTCCTGGACCTCATCGACAACCCCGAAAAGGACGTGCCCGTGAACGTCTACCGCGACCACCTACGAGCCGCCACACGGGCCGTACAACGGGCGCACAAACAAATGATGGAGGCATGGGCATGAACATCCCGGAAGAGGCCGCTATGGACGAGTCGGAACTATTTGAGCGGCTTATAGAGGTCCGAAATGCGATAGAGGGTGGGTGGCCCCGTACTGCCGTGGCGTCGCTCAATGTCCTCATTCGTGACAGGTGGGGGACTAAAAATGGTCCGACCTCGACAGGGTTGACCCCCCAAGTGATCCCGGACGATGCGGTATGGAGGGCCGGCTGCACTGATTGTGATTGGCGGTACTACACATTGAGTGAGTCGAGGGCGCACGTATGGGCCATATCGCATTCAGATGAGGAAGAAGGGCACGCGGTAGAAGTCGCTGCACTGAAAAAAGGAGAGTCGGAGTGATCCCGGACGAGGCGGTAGAAGCGGCGGCGCGAGGTTTAGCTGTGCAGAAGTGGCCCACCGCGATAGGCGTGTGGGACTCGTTCGGGCAGGGCATGAAGAATGACTTCCGCGACCAAGCTCGCGCCGCCCTCGAAGCCGCAGCCCCGCACCTTATGGCTGCCATTCTCGCCCTGCACAGCAAATCAATCGGCTCCTACACCGACGCTGATGGCTGCAAGTGGACAGGCGATTACTGCCAGCATTGCAGGCGTGAATGGCCCTGTGAGACGGCGGAATTAGTAGAGTCCGCGAATGGCTAGGGGCAAGGGGGAAGGCTCAATCTACAAGCGGGCCAGTGACGGCATGTGGTGTACGTCGATTGAGTTGCCGCCGGGCCTGGATGGGAAACGACGGCGCAAGGTGGTTTGCCGCAAGAACAAGCCTGACGTGGTGGCTGAGTTGCGGAAAATCCAGGCCGAACTAGCTAAACGCGGCGACCTGCAAACCAACTCAATCACGCTGGCTAAATGGGCGGCTCACTGGTTGGACAAGATCGCACCCAAGGACATCAAGCCGCGGACGCTCGCAGGGTACAGGACGGTGATAGACGGCTATGTCGTGCCCGTGCTCGGCAAGAAAACGCTGGGGAAGATCAGCGCCCAAGACGTGCGCCGGCTCCACGAGGTCATGGCAGCCACCCCCAAGGATCCGAAACTCAGGGGCGGGCGGGAACTTCCGGCAGATACCGTCATGCTGTCCAGTACCTACTGCCTACTCGCGCACAACGCACTCTCCGTCATGCTCGGCGCCGCCATGAACGAAGGCAAAATCCCCGCCAACCCCTGCGACCTCGTATCGCGGCCCAGGAAGCGAGTGACCGACCAAAAGGCGCTGACGCTGCAACAATCCATGGACCTCCTGCTATACCTCAGCACCCACAAAGACCTAGCACTCTGGGCCTGCTACCTACTCACCGGGGCCAGGCGCGGGGAGATCATCGGCCTCGAACGCGACCGGGTAACCGACGTACTGGACCTGTCGTGGCAGCTCCAACGTATCACCAACATCAAAGACGTGCCCGACGATTTCGAGTACCGACAAGTCAAGTCCACGCTCTACCTAACCCGGCCCAAATCATCGTCCGGTTGGCGCATCATCCCACTAGTCGAACCGCTAAAGTCCATCCTCGATCTGCACCTACAGCAGCCCGCGGATGACAACCTGGTGTTCCACGAAGACGGCAGGCCATGGGATCCGGACCGGGTAACGAAAGCCTGGAAACAACTCATGCGCGACGCCGGGCTACCCGAAGACGTTGTACTCCACGGCGCCCGGCATACAACCGTGGACCTGCTCTACGCCGCCAAGGTCCCCGAAGACCTCATCCAAGAGATAGTCGGGCACTCCACAAGGGCCATGACACGCCTCTACAAGACCCGCACAGACACCGCCAGAGCACGTGCAGGCATGGAGGCACTATCCGCGCTCCTACGCCCGCAAATCGAAGCATGACCGCACACAAATAGGCCCCGCACTCCCCCCAATCGGAGCGCGGGGCCTCTTTTTTGTTTAAGGCTAGGCCTTCTCACGCTTCCGCCGGCGCACAACCTCATTCGAGAAGTACTCAAGGTCAACATCCAACGCATCGCAGATGGCCTCTATGTCGTTGACTGTAAAACTACTCTCATTCCTTAGCCGCTTGCCGAGGTAGGAACGTGACAGGCGAGCCTTCTTTGCGAGGTCCTGAGCTGTGATCGAATGCTCAACCATTAGGACCTTGACCTGCGCGGACACGGCGCGAGCTAAGGGGCCTGGTTCAGGCTGGGATCCGGATGGCATTCGCATACTATAGGCACCTTTTAGTCAACAAGTGTTGTCACAGCGCCACTGCGCCTCTTATGAGGTTATGCGCCTCATATGGGGCTAATCAACTAGTCAAACTGATAGCTAGTCCGTCTAGATACTCTCAAGTAGCGTCCCAAATAGGGCACAATGTTCCAAAGGGGAACACGTCACGCAGCCGGCACCTACCCCGATTGTCATAGCCTGCCGTTAGGGTTGGGCGACTAACGAATCTGTACTAACTGCTGGGGACATAAAAATGGAGTTTGAGCGCGCAACGGAACTGACTAGGGCCACGCCTACGGCCACGCTTTGCGAAGTATGGGGCCTGGCCGCTGAGGATGTGGACGCCCGGAAACGTGCAGAGACCCCGCTCACGATACGTGAAGCGGGGTCCCTTGCCGAGTTACACGGACTGCTGTTAGAGGACATCCTTAGCGTCTAGCCGGCGCTGTGCGCGCTGGGCCAGTTCACCAACGGACAGGTCCAGCGCGTTTGCTATTTCCAGGAACGCTGGGAGCGGGATGTCACGGCCGCCGACAAGGTAGCGGGAGAGCGTGCTGCCAATAATCCCGGTTGCCTTGGCGAGGTCAGCCTGCTTCCAGTCCTTCGCGGCCATTTCGGCTTTGATCTGGGTAGCAATAGCTGCCTGAATCTCGGTTCCATAATTTCCCATAACCACAGATTATGTCCCAAATGGTCGGTTAACAAGTCAGATTGGGAAATCCTGCGCCTATCTTGACCAAAGACTACGCGCAAATCGACGCCCGACTACCTACCTGTACTCAGGTCGAACCATGCCGACTACTTGACTTTCTTCCCATATGGCACGAAACTAGTTCACATGGAACCGAATAACACCGCTGTTGTTACAGCCATCAACCGGAACATCCTTCTCGAAATCCTCACCAGAGGAACATCCAAAAACGCAGTAGCCGCCAGGGCTGGAATCTCCACCAGCTCCTTTCACCGCAAAGTAACCGGCAAAACACCCTTCACAGTCCCAGAACTCGCCCGAGTAGCAGAAGCCCTCGACAAAGAGTTAGCCGAAATCGTCAAGGTGGCGGCATGAACACCAAACTCGCGTACAGCATCCCAGAAGCCGCCGAAGTCGCATCCACATCAGTAAGCGTCCTCCGCCGCAAAATCGCCGCAAACGACATCACCGTCCGATACATCGGATCGAAGCCAGTAATCCTCGCTGAAGAGTTGAACGCCTGGCTCACAGCACTACCCACCGAAGCAACAAAGTAACCACCCGCCGCAGCGCCTAGCGCCGGCCAAGCCTACACAGGCACCCAGCCCCATCGGGCAACAAAACACACACCGCCTTACCCCTACTGATCTACGATCGGAGGTTTCCCGTGGATAACTGCGCCCTTTTTCAGGAAGCAATTGACCGGCGAGACTATGCAGCGCTTCAACAATCCCTGACAGGCATGACTAAGAAAGATGCCGTCACCCACCTTCACGAACTGTTCCCGCATAAAGCGGCGGCCTGGTTCACGCGGAACTTCCCTTACCTGATTGCTTTGGACCCTCTCCAGCTAGGCGAGATCCTAGGCCATTCCGACCCGACCGCTAACAAGGCGATCCGAAACGTGATGAGGGCAGCCGCGTGAACGACTTGGAGAGTATCCGCGCATGGTCGATTGGTTCCCCATCCCTGCCGGATCTAAAGCCATATGTGTACGGCGGCGATCAGCCTTACGTCCCGCCCGTGGCGCCTTCTAAGCCGTCGAGGGAGGACGTTGCGTGTGCTGCCGGTGATTGTGCTGGCACGGTCCACGCGAAGGGTCTTTGTGGTCGGCACTATCGCAAGCACCGCCGGGGTGCGCCCCTCGACGAAGACCGTAGACGCCGCGAGTTCGACCCGTCGTTCTGCGGCACAGTCTCCGGCTCCAAGAGACACCACCACTACGGCGTACCCCTGTGCCAGCCGTGCAGGGACGCGAAGAACGCATACGACCGGGCACGACGAGCCGGGACCACAAAGAAGGAGGCTAGCAAATGACCCGAGCAATGGTCTTAGACGACTGGGACGAAAACTGGGCTGCGGATGCCATCGCAACGATCATCGGCTTGTCACTGGCGAATGATTCGTTTTCGAGCGACGACCTGAGGAAGGTACTCAGGTCGCCTAACCGTAGCTCGCAATGGGGCGCGGCTTTCCGTTCCGCACAGTCGCAGGGGCTTATCGAGTCGATTGAGTCTCAGAAGTCCACCAGCAAGACCCGTAACCACGGCCGCAACCTACGTTGGCGCCGTAAGCAACAAGAAGGAGTAGGGCAATGACGCTCAATGGTTTGTATGTGTTCGCGTGGGTGGCTGTGATTATCGGCGCGGTCGTGTTTATTCCCCGCGCTATTGCCCATGACCGGCTGATGTTCATGCTGGACAACCTGGACGACGAGGAACTCGCCGCCATGGAAGCCGAGTTCCCGGATCTGCTGGCTAGGTGGCGGGCATGAGTGACTACCCGATTTATTGCAGCGCGCAAACGTACCGGGCCACCCGCGAAACCCCGGCCGAGTTCTGCGAGAACGAGGTTGACGGCGAAGGTGACCTTTGCGCCGACCACGACGAGGAAGACCG